ATTTGTTGTCTACTGATTCCTAAAAGTTCTGCAGTTTGTTTTCTGTTAAAATTAGGATTTTCATCATAAATAAATTTTAACTTCTCAAAATTATTAGTTCCTTTTTTAGCAGTAGCTTTAATATTATTAACTTCAACTGAATTAATTTTAACTTTCTTTGCAGTAGCTACAAAATACTTACTTAATTTTTCAGCCTTTAAAATACTATCTTTTGATATTAGTAAAGTATTACCACCATCACTAAAAAACTCATCAAATACGTGTATTAATAACGCAAAACGTGGAATGTAACTTTTTTGTTTCGGGTACATACTTTTTAAATATTCGTTTTCATTGTCATCATTCTGAAAGTTAGAAATATCATTAAAAATACGCATCCATTCTTTTTTTGCATCTTCTGAAAATTTAGCAGTTAAACTTTCAATTATTCCGTCTTGGTTTCTTTTAATAATCCCTTTCAAAGTATCATAAAAACAAACTACGTTATCTTTAAACCATTCAAGTATTTCATAGTCTAATTCATTTTCATTATACAATTCTATTTTAGCATCCGGAAAAGACAATAACATTCTATCCATAAATCCGTTGTCTTTGTTTTCCTCTGTATAAAAAGAGTTTAATATACTTGGTTGAATACCTCCTAAAACCGGTATAAATGGTTTGTCTATAAACGAACCTTTTCGAGTTAAACGATTTAAAGAAACAGATTTACCACTCCAACAACTTAGCCAAAATTCCAAATCAGAACCAGCACGATAACGATTCATATCTTTTAACCAACCAGCTAACTCATCTTTAAACATTCCAACCGCATTATCGCTTTCTTGGTGCAAATCAATTAAAGCCTCTAAAGTAATATCATTTGCAATAAATTGTTTTTTAACCGGTTTTTGTACTTCCGGATATTCTTTTTTCTCTTTAGCCGGTAACGCATCGTAAAACTCAAACTTTTCAAGTTCTTTATAGTATGCTTTTATTTCACGTGAATTAATCTTTTGTAATGGGAAAATAATATTATTGATACTTGGAGTTTTACCAATTCCGGCTTTACCTACTAAAGATATCCAAATAGTAGCGTTTTCGTTCCATCCTCTTTTTACTTCAATTTCAATAGCGTTACCAATACAAACAGATATTAACCACAATAAACTACAACCCATATAATCTACATTACTATCTAATTTTGAATTACATTCTAAAATATAAGATTGCACCGGTTTTGGAAATATATCAATAGGAAACTTTAAATCCTCTTTATTGTAATTATACTCCTCAATTAATGGCTCGTTTAATTCAATGCTTTTAGTTTTTTCAGTAATAGCTTTTTTTAGTCTTGAGCCAAAACCTAATTTATACAATTCACTTGCTCCGGCTGAAATATCTCCGGAATGGTAACGATAACAAAAAGCTAAAAAAGGAGTTATTAATTTTTCATGTGGGTATATTGTACCGGTAGAAAAAAGATACATACATCCGCTATCTTTAAAAACATATCCGGAATGTGGAGAACTTGCTCCGTGTCTTTTTATAACGTACTTTTTATTTAAGTTTCCAACTACTGAAAAATCATTTCCTATAACATCAAAAATATCTGTTTTGTTGTTGTAATCCTCCCAGCAAGTTATATCAGTTTCTTGATACTCTTGTTTTTCCTTTTTTGGTTCAATAGGTTTTACATCAATATAATCATACATTTTAGAGAATGACATTAAGATTTCTCTGTCATCATCGGAAATATAATCTACTTCAAAATATGACTTTTTAGAAACTTTATTATCCGGATATGCAAAAATATAACCGAATCGCCCTCGCGTTTCTATTACGGCTTCTTTATGCCCTTGTAGTTTAGCAATTTTTAAATTACCTTCAACTCTTTTTGTTTTGTAAATAATATGATAACCGGCATTTTTAGTTTTATAAATAACAAATTTATCTTCAAAATCTAAAATGTTATCCGATAAATAACCTATATACTCCTCCCAAAATTCCTTTTGTTCTTTAGCCGTACTAAAAACTTTTAAATCAATATCGATAACTTCTAAATCTTCAAAACCGGTTACAAGTCCAAAACCATTTGTTCCTTTAATTTCTCGAACTATTCCGTCTTTATCTGTCCATTTTTTACCACCTTTATAATCAAGTCTTTCAGAAAGTTCTTTAACTGATAATTTTTTAGTTTGTTGTTTTGTCCAACTAAAGTTAGGGATTTTATTTTCACCTACTGTAATAACGGAAAAGTTTTCTAAAAACTTTAATACTTTTTGATTTTCCATAAATTTAAACTATCATTAAATTAGTATTGTTTTTTATTCCTCTTCTGTTATTGAGATTATCTTTTAAAGTGCTATAATTAATTGCATAAATATTAGACGCTTCTTTTATTGAATTATAAAAAATACCATTTTCTATATTTAAAATGGTTTTTGAATTCGGTTTAATTCTCAATTTTTCTAAAGTTTTCTTCGAATGTTTTTTACCATAAAATGGATTTAAAACACCAAATTTACCGGTCATTCCATTTACATAATTATCTTTTTTTGAATTTTCAATTAATGTGTTTTTAATTTGTTGTTTAATTTCTTCGGTATGTAAAATGTCTTTTCTAAATGAATTTCCTTTTAAATATGAAAAATCTTTATTTTTTAATTTTTCAATAGTTTCTTTAGATAATTTTCCGGATTTATCATTTGTTTTAGTTAATCTACAATTTAAACCATTTTCAACACAATCAAAAAAATCTTGCCAATATCTTTCACGTTCATTTAACAATTCAGTGGGACATTCTTCTATTATTTCAAAAATATGATTTTCATAACCATATTTTTTAATAGAGTTAAATAGTTTTATTTGTTGTTTTTTTAAAGATTTTTTATAATCTAAAAATCTTCTTTTAATATTTACACTTTGTCCGATGTAAACTTTTTTACTTGGTGATGTAATTTTATAAATTCCTATCATAATATTTTAAAAAGAGAAAACCCAACTGATGCACTACTATCAATTGGGTTTCTCGGTTACATTGCTTTCACAACGTTATACTTTCGATGTCGGTAGTGCAACGACTTTGTAAAAGTAAACAAAAAAATCCGAACTACAATAGCAATTCGGATTTAATTTTAAAAATTCTTTTTAGTTACTTCAATGTTCCAACCTTGTATTTGATTGAAGTATTTTACTTCGCCTTGTGGGTTTGTCCACTCACGACCTCTTAAATTAATACTTACTTTAACCTCGTCTCCAACTCCAACTGCATCTAATTTACTGCATTTATCTTGGTTAAATTCAATTAATATATGTTGAGGGTATTGCTCCTCTGTTGTAACTACTAATTCTTGTTTTTTAAATGTTGCAGATACTTCTTGTACTGGATTAATTACTTTTACTTTTCCTAAGATTTCCATTGTTTATTTTTATTTATTAAGTTAATGTATTCTGTTTTTATTTCAATTGCTTGTTTTAATCGTTCTTTTATTTTTTCAATCATTTCTTCATCACGTTCAACGATTATTTCGTGATAATACTCTGTTCCCTCGTGAACTAAATAATTAAAGAAATACGCCTTTTCTCTATTTGTGCATAACATTTGCATTTGCATTTGTGCGTAATACTTTGCATCTATTTCATTGGTTGCAACCAATTTAAAAAAAGTTGTTGACTTCGGACATTTTATTTCTAATATTGCATTATCAGAAACCAATCCATCAGGACTTGCTCCAGCGTGTTGCTCAAAATTAAAGAAACCGCATTTTTCAACTTCTAAAAATTCAAGTCCTTTTAGTTCTTGAAACTTTGCAAATGCTAAAGGCTCTGTATCAATTCCATTTTGCATATCATACGAAATATAATTTTCTTCAAAATCTCCGTATAATTCTTGAATAGCCTTTTCAATAGCGTATGTTTTACCAGTTTCTCCAAGTGCTTTAATACCTAAAATTTTAATTATTTCACTTGCGGTAAATTTTCCGTGTCTGTCTTTTAACCAGCTTTCTGTTCGTTGTAATTGTTCCATAATTTTTCAATTTCGGGTGTTAATGTATATTTACTTTTTATTTGTTCAATTGTTGCATTAGCTTTTTTTGCACTTTCAAAATTAGCCTCTGTAAAATTTGGTAAAACTTTATTTAATTGTGGTTGTATTGGTTTGATACGAACTCCGTCTGTAATTGCCCCCATCATTTTTACATTTCGGTCAACATATAATTCAATAGTCATACCTCTCCAATTCTCTATAACGTGACACTCTTTACCAATTAATCCGTTTTTCTTTGCAAATCCAGCTAATATTTTATTATTAGTTGAGTTTAGTTTTAATGGTTTAATTGGTTCTACAAAATAGCAAAATATACCATCTTGTTTAGTTCCTGAAACATCAACACCTTGTTCATATTTTACCTCTTTAATGGTAAAAATTAAAGGCACGTTATCTGTTTCCATTGCATCTAAATCAGCACTCGCTAAATGTGTTGATTTTCGATACTTTCTCCAATCTGTTTTTGTGTTTTCCATAATATTTATTGTTAATTAAATCTGTTTAAATCCGTTATTATTAAGCCAATTTAAAGCTATTGAATGTGCTTTAGTGAGTAGCATTATATCTCTTGCATTTTTGATTGCTATTTGTACTTCTTTACCTTTACGATGGTGTATGTAAATCTGCACAATAGCAATCATTTCTTCAATTGAACTAATCATAACTTATTTTATTAATTATTATTCTCGTTTCAAATCTTTGAAAGCATTGCGAGGGTGTTAAACCGCTCCAGTACATTTCAAATCTGTAAATTTGTCGGTTTCCTTTCCAAAAAGTGTAACCGCTAATCTCGTTGCAAAAATCGATGT